GGCGCGACTCTTTCTGCGCTCGTATGAGTGGGATGAAAAAGAAATTGACATCCGCAAAAACAGCGAACGACCCGAACTCTAGGATTAACAAGAGTCTTAGAGCGTGGAACTGCGCTGAAGGCGGGTATGTAAATTCAGCAGATGGAATTGCCCAGAAGGGCAAGACCAAAGGAAGGATATGCTAATGTCTGATCTTGAATTGACCGACCGCGAACGATTGATCGCTAAAGAAGCGGCAAAGCTTGCTATCGAAGAGATGTCTTCAGAGTTTTACAAAAAGATTGGTAAGACTGTTGTGGAGAAGTTTCTGATCGGAGTAGGTTTATTGGTCGTTGGCTTCTTTGTTGGCAAGGGCTGGATTGTTAAGGTCTAACATGCCAAGCACAAGCAAAAAACAACACAATTTCATGGCGGCGGTGGCTAACAACCCAGCGTTTGCTAAGAAAGCAGGCGTCCCACAGTCTGTGGGTAAAGAGTTTAATGAGGCTGATAAAGGCCGTAAATTTTCTAAAGGTGGCGATATGAAACACGAAGACGTGAAAATGGACAAGAAGATGATGCAGAAGGCCGTAAACAAACACGAAAGCCGCTTGCACAAAGGTCAGCCTATGACTAAATTGGCTAAGGGCGGTATGGCTCCATCTAAGATGGGCGCTGTAAAGACTGGCAAGACACCTGATGGCGTTGTTTCTAAGGGTAGAACCAAAGGAACAATGATTGCCATGAAACGTGGCGGCAGAGCCTGCTAAGGATTTATTATGCCAATGACACCAGAAGCTGCAAAGCAATACAAGCCACGCCGCACACCCGGTTCTTTGGATGAAGTAATTTATCCAGAAACACGCGCCAAAATGGAAGAGGCTAAGCGTGATGTTGAGGACGAAAAAGTTCGTTCTAAGATCAAAGCTGCCGGTTATGCTAGCGGCGGTAAAGTTTCCTCTGCATCCAAACGTGCTGATGGTATTGCTACTAAGGGCAAGACCAAGGGCACAATGATTAAGATGAACTACGGCGGGAAGTGCTGACATGATAGCCAGTCGTGGCATGGGGGCCATATCCCCATCTAAGATGCCCGGCGGGAAAAAGAAAGCCCGCCGTGACGACACTGACTTTACGCAGTATGCTGAAGGTGGTAAAGTCAACGCCGCTGGTAATTACACCAAACCCGGTCTTCGCAAGAAGATTGTGTCCCAAGTAAAAGCCGCAGCAACTCACGGCACTGGCGCAGGCCAATGGTCTGCCCGTAAAGCACAACTTGTTGCTAAAAAGTACAAGGAAGCTGGCGGGGGTTATCGAGATTGAAAGCGCCTCAGAAATCATTGAAGGACTGGGGCGACCAGAAATGGAGAACCAAGAGTGGTAAGAAATCTTCTGACACGGGTGAGCGATACCTTCCTAGTGCTGCGATTAAAAGTCTCAGTCCTGCTGAGTACGCTGCGACAACGCGTGCGAAAAGAGCCGGAAAAAAAGCCGGAAAACAATTCGTAGCGCAACCTAAAACGATAGCAAAGAAAACGGCAGGATTTAGATGACTACTACCGGCTCAACCCTATTCAACATGGACTTCACGGAGATTGCCGAGGAAGCGTGGGAGCGAGCCGGTCGTGAAATGCGTTCAGGCTATGACCTGCGTACAGCTCGTCGTTCAATGAACCTGATGACTATTGAGTGGCAGTCTAAGGGCATCAACATGTGGACAATGGAGCAGGGGATCATTAACCTGACTCCCGGCCTTGCCACGTATGCACTGCCAACAGATACGATTGACCTGATGGAGCATGTGATTCGTACTGGATCAAATACTTCTTCTACACAGGCAGACTTAACAATCTCGCGTATTAGTGTTTCTACTTACGCCACTATTCCAAATAAACTTAGCCAAGCTCGTCCAATTCAAGTTTGGATTCAGCGTTTGTCTGGCGAAACCAACCCAACAAATTCAGTCCTTGTTGGCGCAATAAGCTCCACGGACACCACGATCACGCTTAACACGGTGGTTGGACTAGCTAACGCTGGTTTTATTCGCCTTGGTACAGAAGATATTTACTACACATACGTCACAGGGAATACCCTAGGTGGTGTATTCCGTGGTCAAAATAATACAACCGCAGCAGCCCAATCAGATGGTACAGCGGTCTTTGTGCCCCAGCTTCCAGCCGTAACTTTGTGGCCTACGCCAGACAACACTACTCCGTACCAATTTGTGTACTGGAGACTGCGCCGAGTGCAGGATGCTGGCGCTGGTGTGGAGACCGCCGACATGAACTTCCGTTTTTTGCCCTGTTTGGTAGCGGGCTTGGCGTATCACATTGCAGTTAAAGTGCCTGAGTTGATGCCCCGCATCCAGATGCTCAAGCAGATGTACGACGAAACATTTGAGATCGCGGCTGGGGAAGATCGAGAGAAAGCCCCAGTTAGGTTTGTTCCAAGACAACAATACATTGGTGGTAGCTACTAATGGGCAATAGGTTCGCATCCGGCAAGATAGCGATTGCTGAATGTGATCGTTGCGGCCAACAGTACAGATTAAAGCAGCTTAAGACTGAGATCATTAAGCAGCGCAAGTACGAGCTGTTGGTTTGCCCTACTTGCTGGGATCCAGATCAGCCGCAGTTAATGTTGGGAACGTTCCCAGTGGATGACCCACAAGCTTTGCGTAATCCTCGCAAGGACACAACTTATGTGACTTCGGGTGTGAACGTAAACGGAAACCCATCGGGCGGTTCACGGGACATTCAGTGGGGCTGGTATCCCGTTGGCGGGGCTAGTTTAAATGATGCAGGATTGACACCAAACTACTTGGTGGCAACAACATTTGTTGGTACAGTATCAATATCTTAAGGAGTTAATTATGGCATTCACACGATCAGCAGACGGCATTGCTAAAAAAGGTAAGACCGTTGGTAAAAACTACGGCGATAGCGGCCCTATTGCTAAAATGACGCACGGCGGCAAAAAAACTAAAGGCGTGACTGGTGAAGCCATGCGTGCAGTTGGTCGCAACATGGCCCGCGCAAACAATCAAAAGTGAGGCTAACATGGCTACATTTAGTAAAAAATTAATGGGTAAAGAAGTTGGCGATGCCAAAGTCTATGCCACACCACACACCATGACTGGTAAAGTTGTTAAAGCTTCTACCAATCCCGGTAAAGAGCCAAACCGTAGCAAGCTAGATACATACGACATGAGCGTTGGTGCTGTTAGCAAGTCTGCTGGTGAAAAGCCAACTAAGACCAGCGGCATTAAAGTTCGCGGTACTGGCGCAGCTACTAAAGGCGTAATGGCTCGCGGCCCTATGGCTTGAGGAACACATGAACTACACCGAGCTTGTCACGCAGGTAAGCGATTACTGCGAGAACTCTTTCCCAACTGACAATATGAATACGTTCATACGTCAGGCGGAGCAGCGCATCTATAACACTGCGCAGCCAGCTAACTTGCGAAAGAACGTGACAGGCACGATTACCTCAACAAACAAGTACTTGTCTGCCCCAGAGGATTTTCTCTCTGTATATAGCCTTGCGGTATATCCGCAGAACACAACAACTGCTACCGGCGTTGCTGGAGCAAAGTCAATTGTGGTGGCATCTACAACAGGTATTGCGGTGGGTCAGCAAGTTACCGGTTCAGGGTGACTACTTGTACTTGTTGAACAAGGATGTGAACTTCATTCGCTCTGCGTATCCTCTGTCGGCTTACGTGTCTGAGCCTAAGCACTACGCACTGTTCGGCCCCACGGTCACCGGCGGTGTAGTCACAAACGAGTTGTCGTTCATTGTTGGCCCAACACCCAATGCAACTTACGTTGCAGAGCTGCATTATTACTACTACCCAGAGTCCATCGTTACTGCTGGCACTACTTGGCTGGGTGATAACTTTGATTCTGTGTTGTTGTACGGCACAATCTGCGAAGCTCTTGTTTACATGAAGGGTGAGGCAGATATGATTGGCCTTGCTCAAGAGCGTTATATGCAAGCAATTGCTCTGTATAAAAACCTCGGCGATGGCAAGCAACGTGGCGATGCCTACCGAGATGGACAAATTAGGATTCCCGTCTCATGAGTTCAATTGTCCAAACCCAAACCACCAGCTTCAAAACGGAGTTGTACCAAGCTGTTCACAACATGCTTACGGACACGCTCAAGATTGCGCTGTACACAGCAAACGCAGATTTAAACGCTGCCACAACCGTGTACTCCACAACCAATGAAGTGACTGGCGGTGGTTATGTAGCGGGCGGCGTCACTCTAACTGGGGTGACACTTAACTCTGACGGCTATACGGCTTACATAAACTTCAACAACGTTGTGTTTAACGCCGCAGTGACTTCTCGCTGTGCTTTGATCTACAACGTGACTAAAGGTAATAAATCTATTGCCGTGCTGGACTTTGGTTCAGACAAAACATCTACCAACTTTACAATCACAATGCCTGCCAACACTGCGACGGCAGCTTTAATCAGGAGTTCAAATTGATCGTTACTACCACCAAAGGCGAAATGGATGATTCTCTTCTTGAGAAAAAAGAAGGGGTCGTGGATAATGACAACGAGAACACCACTTGGGTGGAGTATTGGCTTGAGGGTGAATTGGTTCACCGATCAGTTCATGTGACTCTAAAGAAACCATTAACTTACATGGCTGCTGAAGCGGCCTCAATTGCATAAGGAGCTATCATGGCCAACACTCAAAGCATGTGCACATCGTTCATGGGCGAACTCATGACGGCTACCCATAACTTTGGCACTGCACCAATCCGTGCGGCTACCACTGCCGATACATTCAAGGCGGCGCTGTATTTGACTTCAGCCACTGTTAATGCTTCTACCACGGCTTACTCATCCACCAATGAAGTGACTGGTACAGGCTACACAGCGGGCGGTGTAACGGTGACTAACGCTACGGCTCCTATTGCTACAAACAGTTCAGCTACTGCTGGCGTGGCTTACTGGACACCTTCAGCGTCTATCACTTACACGACTGTGACTTTGAGCACAGCGTTTGACTGCGTGTTGATCTATAACAGCAGCCAGTC